TGAGTCCCCTGGTTCGCCATATTTGCACTACGCCAACGCATCGGACGCCATTGGCCTTGGCCGCAAGTGTTCCGCCGGTGACTCCGGTGGCGGCACCGGTGGCCCCTCGCCTGACCCCGCGCCCAAGCCGGACCCACCACCGCCTGGCAAGTGCCCTGGCACTGTCAACGGTGCGTCCGTCCTCGTGCCGTGTTCGACCGGTTCCGCGGGCGGTCCAGCCACCGGTACTGGTGCTCCGACCACTGCCCCGTCGCCCCCTGGGACGACCCCTGGCACGTCGTCAACTGGCACGGGTACCACGTGCACCGGCAGCACGTGCACCACCACGACAACCACGACGACGAACAATGGTGATGGCACGTCTACCACCACGCCCAAGACACAGACCGAGGATAAGGATTCGTTCTGCAAGAGCAATCCTGCGTCGCCGCTCTGCAAGGACAAGGAGTCGTCTTTTGGCGGTAGCTGCGCGGCCACGCTGTGCACCGGTGATGCGGTTCAGTGTGCCATTGCCCAGGAGCAGGCTCGCCGGGATTGTCAGTTGTTCGACACCCCCACCACCCTCTCGCAGATCGGCGTCGATGCCGCCAACGGTGTCGCCCAGCCCGTAGGTCATCCCGCCAACAACGCCACGTCCTCCGTCTTCGCGTTGTCGGCCCTCTTGCAAACGACGCCGCTGATTGGCTCGAACGGTTCATGCCCGTCCGACGTCATGGTTGGCGGCCGAGTGCTCGCGTTTTCGCAGATGTGTCCGTCGCTCAACATCCTTGGCGCTGCGCTGCAGGCGTTCGCGTACCTCATCGCGACGTTCATCGTTTTCAGAGACAGGAAATAGCCATGCCCGTGTTCATCGCTGCGCTCATTGGCGCGCTCATCCAGGCCGCTGGCACGCTTGTCGGCCGCGTCCTGCTGTCGCTTGGCTTCGGCTACGTCACGTTCACCGGCTTGGATGCATCGCTCGACTTCGTCAAGAACATGATCGTGAGTCACATGGGCTCGTTGCCCGCTCAAGCCGTTGCTGTTCTCGGGGCCGCCAGTCTCGGGTCTGTGCTGTCCATCGTGCTGTCCGCCCTTGCCGCTCGGATGCTGCTCGACGGTCTTACCGGTGGCGCGATCAAGAAGCTGGTCCTCAAATGATCTACCTCATCACCGGCTTGCCCGGCAATGGCAAGACGCTTTACGCCCTGTGGTGGGTGCACGCGAAGGCGTTGAAGGAGGGTAGACCGGTCTTCTACAGCGGTATCAAGGGCCTGACGTTGCCGTGGACTGAGATCGATGGCGACAAGTGGTTCGACTGCCCGGCGAACGCCATCGTGGTGATCGATGAGTGCCAACGCCTGTTCGGCGTCAGGGGGCGTGGCGCGCCCATCCCGAGGCATGCGACCGAGTTGGAGACGCACCGGCACCTCGGCATCGATCTGGTGATGATTACCCAGAGTCCGATGCTGTTGGATAACCATGACCGGTCGTTGATGGCCACGCACTTCCACGTGGTGCGCAACTTTGGCCTGAACCGGGCCACGGTGTACGAGTTCCAGCAGTGCAAGGACAACGTCCTCAAGTCCCGCGCCGGTGGCATCCGGCATGAGTGGCGGTACCCGAAAGAGGCGTTCTCGTGGTACCAGTCGGCAGAGGTGCACACGCACAAGGCCCGCATCCCGATGAGGGTTTGGCTGTTGCTTTCGCTGCCGTTCATCATCGTCGCTGTGTGCTGGTTCATCTACGCGAGGTGGAATGCGAAGATCCACGGGGACGATTTGAAGCCGGGCCCGCCCGGCAGCCCGTCTTCGTTGGTCGCAACCGCTGAACGCGCGCCAGCAGCTGGCCGCGACAGGCGTCCGAAGACGCCGGCCGAGTACGCCCAGGATTTCGCGCCCAGGATTGCCGGTCTTGCGTACACAGCACCGGTCTATGACGAGGTCACGAAGCCGATGCAGGCGCCCATCCCTGCTGCCTGCGTTCAGTCGAAGAAGCGATGCCAGTGCTACACGCAGCAGGGCACGCGCCTTGAAGTGCCGACGAAGATGTGCCAGGACATCACGGCCGGTGGCTTCTTCGTTGCGTGGGACCAGCCCGCGGCGAAGGCCATCCCGCAAGCGCCGATGTCGGTTCCACAGGTGCTGCCGGCCATGGCGGGCTCGTTTGGCGGCACGAGGGGCTCATCCGTGGCCTCTGCTGCACCGCCGAGGTATGAGGGCACCGTCGATAACGACCCGGCTCGGCCTCGGCCCCGTCCTGTCGGCTTCTGAGCACGCAGGATCTCGAGAAACTCCTTCGTCAAGACCAACACCGGTGTCGGAGCTTGGTCGTTGAACTGTTGGGGCCGCAGGCCCGAATACCGGTGTGGATCGTCACCCTGTAGCCAAGCCTGTAGGAAGGTGGGCCGGCGCCGGAAAGCGCAGCGCGGCACCGGCCCACCACCTCTTCACACATGGTCCCACCGCATGCGCGCCCACCAGAACGGGGAGGGCGGTGCCTCGCGGTTCACGATGCTTTCGAAGGTCCCGGCCAGCTTGGCGCGCCGGATCTTGTCCGGCACGGACCAGTTGCGCACGTAGTACTCTGCGCGTCTGCTGGATGGGTCGATTTGTGGCACGGCCAGCAGCCAGTCCTCGACCTCGGGCCAGGTCACTGGTACTTCGCCGAACAGGTCTGTCGGGTAGGGCGTCATGCCCCCAAAATCGGCCGCCGCCATGGCGCGCTTAAGTCGGACAACGCCGCGAGCAAGCCCCGTAACCAGTGCTTGAATCGGTTGACATAATATACAGACTGTTGCAGTTCAAGCTGACCTGCGGTCTGTGAAGCCTCGGCGCTCTGGGAAGAGAAGAGGGTGGACATTGCCACTCCGCCGATCAGGCATGCGAAAAAAACTCGACGGAATACCTCCGTGCGTGCTGAGTTTTTCGGGTTTTGGATCACCGAAGCCGCGAGCCACTCCAATGCCTCTTGCCCATGAATGCCGGCGATGTCACACATCGTCGCCACGGTCTCAGGGCTGACGGCTCGTTTCCCGTTTTTCATCTCGCTTAAAGCAGGCTGCGACGTGCCAAGCAAGCCTGCAAGCTCTTCATCTGTGTGCACTTTCGCACGCGCAAGTGAAATGAGTGTTTGCACGGTCTTCACATACCACTCCCGGTAATGTCAGACTCCGCGCCATACCAATGTCGGTATGACCTTCATGGAGTCAGACATGATCCGCATTACTGTAGCCCAGACCTCTGTCCGCGAACTCAAGGGAGTGAGCAAAACGTCCGGTAAGCCGTACCACATGCGCTTCCAGACCGGCTATGCCTTCACCCAGGACAAGGACGGCAACCAGCCGCCGTTCCCCGAGAAGTTCGACGTGATGCTCGACGCCGACCAACTGGCGTACCCGGTGGGCGACTACACCCTGCACCCCTCGGCGGTCTACGTGGACCGTGACGGCCGTTTGGCCTTGTCTGCTCGGCTGACTCCGGTCAGCAAGGCCAAGCCCGTCGCAGCCTGAGGGGTGCGCCATGCACCAAGACCAGATGGTGACGGCCTACGAGGCCGCATCCCAGGCGCTTGCCGCCGCAGGCATTCGACAGCTTGCGGCCCTCGCCTTCGAGGATGAGGAAATCGGCTCGATCACGTTCGAGCTGAGCCGCGACGGCACGTTGTCGTTCACCTGCTGCAACGTCGATGGGTTTCCCATCGGCGGAAGCTCGCTGTGAAGCCGCGCACGCTCGCCTTCGTCGCCGCCGCTGCCGCGGTCGGCTACCTCGTTCGCCATTTCCTCGGCCACGGCTTGAAGGCGGTGGGCCTGTGAGCTTCGCTGTCGCCTCGGCAAGCGGCGCAGCCGCTGGGCTTGTCTCAGTTCCAACAACCCGCCCGCGGGTCGACACGCTCAAGATTGCGCAAGCAAACGTCGTTGCCGACCGCTCGGCGGTGATGAAGTCCATCGGCGCTTTCGAGCTCGACGCGGCGGCTCGACGGTACAGCGGCCTGCGCATGGCAGTGGGCTTTGCTGCTCGCGCCCATGCTGTCAGCGAGAAGGGCCACCGCAGCGACGTTGCTTGGATGGTCACGCTGACGTACGCAGGCGACAACGATTCGTGGAAGCCTGAGCACCTTAGCACCGCCGTCAACACGTTCCGCAAGTGGGCGAAGCGCCAAGGCTTCGCATGCCGCTACGTGTGGGTGGCCGAACTGCAGCAGCGCGGCGTCATCCACTACCACGCGGTCTTCTGGCTTCCGAAGGGCGCTCGGATGCCGAAGTGGGATGACCGTGGCTGGTGGCCGCATGGTATGACCAACACGCTCAAGGCGCGTCACGCGACCGCCTACCTGATGGCCTACCTCAAGAAAGGCGACTTGGAAGCCCGAGGTTCACTACCCAAAGGAGCGCGCAACTATGGCGTCGGCGGCCTGGATCACTCTTTGCGCCGTGCTCGGCGCTGGCTTCGTCTGCCTGCTTTCGTGCAGGGCAATTCTTCGATTTGGGACGACTGGCGTCGCGCTGTTGGCGGTGGATGGACTTCGCCCGCTGGTGAACACGTGGCCTCCGAGTTTCGCAGCGTCGTCGTCGGAGGCGCTCGGTGTCTCCTGCGTGTCGCCGAGCACGCTCGGTCCGTCGTTGCGCACGGCCCGTTCTCTTGGCTCAGCGACCGCGCGATCGCTCTCGCGGCTGTCCGCTGAGGTCTGACCATGGCTCAGTGCGTTGCCTTCGCTTCTCAAGGTGCCTCGGCGCCTGACGTTCTCGTGGCCGCGCCCGAGCCCTGTTCCACATTCGTTCTCGTGACGCCGGCCGAGTACGCCGCGCAGTCGCAAAACCCATTCGTTCTCTCGATTGAGGACGGAGGGCTGGTCTCCGGTGCCATCGGCGGGGTCTGGCTGTTCGCATGGGCGCTTCTTGCAGTTCGCAGAGCGCTCGACACCGATGGCGACCCTTCCAACTCTTGAAAAAGGTACTTGAAATGAACAAGCTGATCCGTGGTTCCCTCGTTTCCCTCGCCGTCGTTGGTGCCGCTGCTGCCAATGCTGCTGTCGACACCGCTTCCGTCACTGGCGCCGGTGCCGATATCGCCTTGGTGGGCGCCGCTGTGTTCACCGTGATGGTGGGCATCAAGCTGGTTAAGTGGATTCGCCGCGCTCTGTGAGCCGGCTGGGCTCGGGGGGACGCCTCCGGCCCATTTCTCAACGTCTGGATGGGGTGCTGAGCAATGGGAATCTATGTCGTTATCGCAACTTTGGGGGCGTTATGGATCGTGCTTCGAGGCTGATCTGTCGTCCGTGGCTGTTGGCGTTGGCGTTTTCGGCGTTGTTCCTGTCGTCTGCGTTTGCGCTCGATCAGCGTAGCCCTCCCGCCTGGTGTCAGGTAAAGGCTGGCAACACTTATGCCTCCGGCTGTGATCGGCAATGGGACAGTCGCGATGCTGCTTCCGATGCCTTGTTAGCTGAGCGCCTTGCTCTGGTCAACGCCGCAAACCCTGGCTCTCCGCGGTCATGGGATGGCCCCGCTTCTGTTCCACCCTTCAATGGTGATTCGGCGTTGACGGTCAACAGGCCTGCGTTTTGGATGAATCAGTCGTACAAGATCGATGACGCTCAATCTGTCACGATCTTTCCGGTGTGCAACCCTGTCAATGGTGTGCGCGCTGTCCCCCAGTACGGGCCCGAGTCACAGGCTTGTCCCCCATTGGAACCCGACGTTTGCGCTGCTACCGCTGGTAAGCCGTTTCCGGCGTCCGGTCCGTACGTGGTGATCGAGACCG